CCTAATGGACCTACCTATTAACGACAAAGAACTTGGTACTATTATTAGTGCTATGCGTCTTGGGGGAGATGCTGCCCTTTATCAGAAACTGAAAAGGATTAAGGATATCCGTGATGCTAACCCAGGCGGACCTTACAAAAAAATTGCCCGTGAAGAATTTGGAATTGTTATTTAATGGATTTTTTAAAAGAGATTGTAAAAGAGATTGGTGATGACTATACCCAACTCGCCTCAGACATCGACGACACAGAAACTTTCGTGGACACGGGTTCGTACATTTTTAACGGACTCGTTTCAGGTAGTATATTTGGTGGTTGTTCTGGGAATAAGATTACTGCCATTGCTGGGGAGTCTTCTACTGGCAAGACTTTCTTTAGTCTCGCTGTGGTTAAGAATTTTCTGGATAGTAATCCTGGTAGTTACTGTTTGTACTTTGACACTGAAGCAGCAGTTAATAAATCTCTTCTTAAAAGTCGTGGCATTGACTTAGAACGATTAGTTGTTATCAATGTTGTTACGATTGAACAGTTTAGACAGAAGGCACTACAGGCAGTAGACATATACTTAAAAAAACCTGAAGAAGAACGCAAACCCTGTATGTTTGTGTTAGACTCTCTTGGTATGCTTTCCACAGAGAAGGAGATTCGTGATGCTTTAGACGACAAGCAAGTTCGGGACATGACCAAATCTCAACTTGTTAAAGGAGCATTCCGTATGCTTACGCTGAAACTTGGTCAGGCAAAAATTCCACTAATCGTCACTAATCATACCTATGATGTCATTGGTTCTTATGTCCCTACAAAGGAAATGGGAGGAGGCAGCGGTCTCAAGTATGCGGCAAGTACAATCATCTATCTCAGCAAGAAGAAAGAGAAGGATGGAACAGAAGTGGTCGGCAACCTTGTCAAGGCTAAGACTCACAAGTCACGTTTAAGTAAGGAGAACAAAGATGTTACCATACGTCTTTATTACGATGAGCGTGGTCTTGATCGATATTACGGTCTTCTTGAGTTGGGTGAACTGGGAGGTCTCTGGAAGAACGTGGCAGGTCGTTATGAGATAGACGGTAAGAAAGTCTATGCCAAAGCAATCTACAAAGATCCAGAAGCATACTTCACACCAGAGGTGATGGAAAAACTGGATGCTATCGCTAGAGAGGAGTTTAGCTACGGTTCATGATTAAGGTTCTCAAGACTGGAATCAACGTATCTAAAGTCATCCAACAACTAAAGAAATATCCTCAGGACTGGGACCATCAGAAGAATCTGAAGGACTCCCAGTCCTTAGTTGATAGGGGGTTCGCGGACTTGCCAGTTAGCGCATTACAACTTATAATGGGTGGGGTCAAACACGAAGATAACTTTGTGGGCGACTCTGAGATCAACATCAAAACACCTGCCTACGCTCATCACAGTGAGATCCGAAAGATCATACGCAAACAGTTTAAGAATGCGGATATTCATCGGTGCGGTTTTCTTTCACTTCCTGTTGATGGATATGTAGGAGCACATATTGACGAGGGAACTTATTATCTGAGCAGAAACAGATATCACCTTTCTATACTTGGAAGGTATCAATATTTCTGCGGCAAAGAAACTGTCATTGTTGAACCAGGAACTCTTCTTTGGTTTAATAACAAACTACCTCATGGCACCGTTAACGTCGGTGACGAGACCCGCATCACATTTGTATTCGATATTCCGCATGGACAAAGTTGAGATCTTAATTTTGAGAAACCTTCTCTATAATGAGGAGTATCTTCGTAAGGTAATTCCTTTTATCAAGGCAGATTACTATGAAGACTCAAACCAAAGAATTGTGTTTGAGGAGATTGATAAGTTCGTTCAGGAATACAATCAACCTGCAACCAAAGAAGTTCTCTGTATTGAGGTAGAGAAACGTCAGGATATTAATGACACTACTTTTTCTGAGATTACAAAACTAATCAGTTATCTTGAGGATGTTCCTACTGATTTTGATTGGTTGTGTGATACCACAGAGAAGTGGTGTCGAGACCGTGCTATCTATTTGGCACTGATGGAATCCATTGCTCTTGCAGATGGAGATAATAAGGAAAAGGATAGGGGTGCTATCCCTAGTATTCTGTCAAATGCATTGGCAGTCTCTTTTGATACAAACATCGGTCATGACTACCTGATTGATTATGAGCAAAGATACGAAGCGTACCACAAAAAAGAAGATCTCATCCCGTTCGACCTTGAGTACTTCAACAAAATTACGAAGGGTGGTCTCCCGAATAAAACGCTTAACATTGCTCTCGCTGGCACTGGTGTCGGCAAGAGTTTGTTTATGTGCCATGTTGCAGCTTCCGCACTCCTGGGAGGGAAGAACGTACTATACATCACGCTTGAAATGGCTGAAGAGAAAATTGCAGAGCGAATTGATGCTAACTTACTCAATGTACCTATTCAGGAGATAACAGAACTTCCCAAAGTAATGTTTGAGGATAAGGTAACAAAACTTGCAAATAGAACCCAAGGATCCCTAATTATTAAAGAGTATCCAACGGCGTCTGCACATGCAGGACACTTTAGGTCACTTCTTAATGAACTTGCACTTAAGAAGTCATTTAGACCTGATATTATTTTCATTGATTACCTTAATATATGTGCTTCCGAACGGTATCGCGCAGGCAGCAATGTCAATTCATATACAGTTGTCAAGGCTATTGCTGAAGAACTTAGAGGATTGGCTTGCGAGGCGAACGTACCTATCGTATCTGCCACCCAGACCACTCGTTCTGGTTATGGTAGCAGTGATGTTGAGCTTACTGATACTAGTGAGTCCTTTGGTCTCCCTGCTACTGCTGATCTTATGTTTGCCCTTATTTCAACTGAAGATCTTGAGGGACTCGGGCAAATTATGGTGAAACAACTGAAGAATCGTTATAATGATCCAACCATCTTTAAGCGTTTTGTGGTTGGGATTGATCGTTCTAAAATGCGTCTGTATGATTGTGAGCAATCTGCACAGGATGACATCCTTGACAGTGGTCAGGATGAAGAGTATAATTATGAAGAATCAAAACCAAAGAAATCATTTGAGGGATTTAAGTTCTAATGAACGGTTACTATTCAGTGTTCAATCCTAGAGGCGAAAAGATTGCTGACTGTGGCATCGAAAGAGATGCAGTCAATCTCATGAATATGAGAAACCGTCGATGGGATGGACACTACTTTACATTTAATCCTTTGCCTGGAGACATCATTGATGTTTCTGATGGTAAGCAACTACCAACTAAAGACATCGTAGTCAATATGGATGGCGGTGTTGGTGGTAGTTGGCAAGAAGTAGAATATGTTGAGGTTGGTGGTCAAAAGATTGCCACTCAACAAAATCTTCCTCAAAATTGTCAAGAACCATTTATTCCAAATTTACATGACTAAAGTTGATACTGAAAAATACGTTGAGTTTGTGAAAGGTGTGACCAGCGAACCTAGTCTTGACTATGGTGCAATGAGTTCTCGTCTTGCAGAACTTGAGGTAACTGGAACTAACACTTCTCAGTTGCTTACTGCTGCTCTTGGTCTTTGTGCAGAGTCTGGTGAGTTTACTGAGGTTGTGAAAAAGATTATCTTCCAGGGTAAACCCTATAATGAAGAAAATATCTTTCACATGAAGCGTGAACTGGGCGATATCTGCTGGTATCTTGCTCAGGCATGTATGGCACTTGACACCACCTTTGATGAAGTCATTGAGATGAATGTTGACAAACTCAAAGCACGTTATCCTGGTGGAGAATTTGACGTTCACTATTCTGAAAACAGAAAGGAAGGTGACCTGTGAAGGAGTATGATCCACTAACACCTGAAGAGGTGAATGATGCAGCAAAAGAGTTCTTCCCACTCTTTGATATCGTTCATCGCAACATGCCAGAAAACTGCACTGTAGAAGATACTATCAAAGTAATGGAAACAGTTTGTGGTATGGCACAGAAGCGTAGAGCATATGACAAAGGAGAAGTAGGCCCATTTGGATTTAACAAGAAAGTAGATGACGGAACAGAAGAGAAAACCGATTCTGAGTGATTCTTTCGGTAGTACAGTGGAAAAAGACATTCCCGAAAATGTCGAATGGATCGATGATGTTTTCTACATCAAAGAAACTCGCTTTGGTCTATATACTAGTATCCTAAAAGAACCACTGGGTCAGCACTTCATTACTGGTGCTACTAGAGAAGGTGTACTTGAGATGTCTCGCTGGCACCTTATGTGTCTGCAGGAAGGAACTCTTGGTGACTATACCAAGATCATTAACAGTGGCGTCGTCGGAGGCAAACTCTGACGCCTTTTTCGGGGTTATATCTCAGTTGGTAGAGCGCCTGCTTTGCAAGCAGGATGTCAGCGGTTCGAGTCCGCTTAACTCCATAAATAATTAAAAAAAAGATGGGCAGTTTAAACCTCATGCTATGGTGCTTGTGATAGATGATGAAGAGCATCCATTTGAGGGTCTTTTTTTTTATAAATACCCATAGAAGAACTTTAATTTCAAAAAATGGATCCTAAGAAGTATAGAGATTTGATGGAAGCATACAATCAAGTTCATGAAAAAATGGAGTATGAAAGGGATATGGATCATCCCAAGACTACTAGGGAAACCAAGGCGGGAGATCCAAATCAAATCAGAACTCGCGAACCTATAAAGAGACCTTCTACTATTAAAGATAAGAAGTCTCCTAAGAAAATGTATCCTGGAAAGTACCAAGATTCTGGCGGTGTTGTTCTTGGAAGAAAAGTTCGTGTAAAAGAAGAACTGGAACTCGATCAAATGATTGAGTCACTGGTTGAGAGAGGACACACAGAGCAAGAAGCATATACTCTTGTTGCTCAATTCACTCTCGATGAAGCAATCACCAGCGAAAAGGGTAAAGCAAAAGCAGCAGAAATGATTGCTAATCGCACTACTGCTTCTGGTAGAGCAAAGTCTGGTCAAGGTGCTAATGTTGCTGCAATCAAACATATCCGTC